CTCTGCTTGAGGTAAAAATCTACCATCAGAGCCACGCGGTTGCTCGGCTCTTGTTGTTATTCTTTCCCGCATAGCTGCAACACGGTCACGACGTGACATGCTGCGGCTAAGCGGCTGCGGTGTAGTTTCTTCTACTACTGCAGTTTCCTCAGTTGTACTTGGAGCTTCCGGCGGCGGAGCGACCTCTGGGGCGGCTACGCTTTCTGTATCACTCACAATTCAACTCCTATGCTGTGCGTTGATTAAAAGCTTGATCTGCTTGCTGCATTGATGCTGCGTTCACACCACCAGCAGGCTGGGTAGGCTTAAATGCTTCTTGTGTAGCCGGAGTAAACGGCGAAGCCTGCATTTGACCACCAGCCTGTGGTTTTTGTTCTTCTTCTGGACTACCCTCAACGGATGCTTGTTTCTGTGACAGCCACATCCAGAACTGCTGTTGTCTCATAATAGCAACTTGCCGCACCAATGGGTCCTCTGTTTCGTCTTGCGTTACAGAAGATAACACTGTGATGTGATGCTCCACGTCATCGTCCATAAGTAACGGGTGCATCTGATCCAGTTCCATATTCAGCATCTGTGCTACAGTAAGAAGTATAGGATCATTTAGTATATATGGTATCTCTGGGTACATCTGCCGTGCGAGTGCGGCAGCCTTCCTTATACTGGCGTTAACCACACGAGGTCGGCGTTCTCTGATATCCTGCGGGTCATCCACCTCTTTGAACAACGATGGATCGGGCCACAGCTTTTTGAGATCTCTTGTAGTAAGCACCTGTTCACCGTTGGCATCCACCATGGAGAATAGATTGAGCAACTGTTGGGCCTTCGCTTCTATGCTAGTACCGAATCCAGACACTAGAGTAAACTCTGGCGGCTTATCGGAGAGCATAGTGCGATCTATATAGCCATCCACGAGATGTGCTATTTCATTACCAACAACCTTTAACACAGTCGGTACATCGCCGAAGGCCTTAAATAACCGCCAATTAAGATCCGCATACTGCTGTAGTTCATCACGGGTCTGCGTTACCATGGGACCAAAGATACTATCGTCAGCTTGCTGCAGTGCGATAATAGCCTTACCGGACTCACCTGCTCCTGCTTCACCACGAGACGATGCCTGCCAACCGCCTTTACGATACATACCGTCCAGTACCCTAGCGATCTTCGCTTGCAGCAACGATACATGTCTGCCGGGATACTCCAGATAGTTCAACTCCACCGACCCACCTACGAGCGGCTCAACTTCCAACACCGTGTCGCCTTTGTAATTGATTGATTCGACGTTGACGCGACCTGTGCTGGCTAGAGGAGGCTTGGATGCTCGTCGCAGATATTCGTTCACAAGCGACTCTAGTTGATTCAGTTGTATCTGATCATCATCAATGTCGGCTACAAACGGCTTACCTAAAGGATCGTCGGCTCTCTGGTGACTATATACCATAACAGATGAGAAGACCCCAGCAGGTAGGGGACCGTCCCAAAGAAGTATCGGGGTACCAACTCCGCCACGAGCTTCGTCACGAGACGTAGCAGCGAGGCCCTGCAAGGCAATAATAGACAGCTTGCCAAGCGGATACTCTTGGCTTACTCCGGGCAGAATCTCGTCATAGATAAGACCTATGAGTTCATCATGCCCCCACCCCATTGTAAGCAAACTGGAACCGTGAATCATCCCAGCAGCTTGGGTCCATTTCTGGCCTACACGCTGGAATGTAGAAGCACTGGGTAGCCTGTCGTTACCTTCCAGTTCCGGTCTGCCGAAGGCCTGTCTGACCATTTCAGCAGGCAGTACACGCCCATAGGTCTGCCTATGTATGCTACTGCGCCTAGCTCCGCTGTCCAGTACGTGGTCAAATGGATTGCCAACCCACGAGTCTATTGATCCCGGCATGGGACCTTGCATCATTTCACCACCAGCACCAACAGCTAGAACTGCCTCATACGGATCACCCGTCTGATCGTCACGCCATGCTGCATGTACGGGACAGAAACCAGTGCATGCTGCCATGTACTTCGCTTCTGAGAAAAGAGTATTCCACCGTTGAGCACGTACTTGGTGGTTGATCAAGGCTTGGTCGATAATGGCCGACTCGCGTGACTTGCGGTCTTGTCGAGCCTCGACCACAAACCTGTAAGGTTGTGTGGCTAAATGACTTACGTAGTTATCTATAATCGGCCTAAGCTGATTATTCTGGATTCTTGGTGCGCCAGAAAGAGACGTAGGTATCTTCAGTTTCTGACCATAGTAAAGGTCATACCACTGTGAGCCACCTTCGCCATCAACATGCAGTAGATATTTTTCCGCAGTTAAGTCACGCAACTTGCGGGCACGCAGGCCACGCTGATGAAAGTCCCGTATCTCCGATGCGATGCTTTCTGCTGAAACCTGCCCTACAGCATCTATGGCATTTCGATCTGCTCCGGGTATACCGGGAGCCATTGGGCCAAGGCTAGGATTCTCCATAGGTACCCATGGTACTTAGTATGTAGAATGGAATCAAGGTGCTCAAACAGGGTCCTCCGAGTCGTTCTTCAGTATCTCTATAATCTCTTCCCATGTAGTGCCGTTTACACGCGCTCTTCGGACATCTTCTTCGACAGCAGCCTGCATTACTTCGCTATCAAAACCCTTGATATAACTGAAAACTTCTGGCGGAAGATCCTCGTCTTTGTTTCTTTTACGAACATGATCCTCCGGCATACCAGCTTCCTTGCGTCTTACACGGGTAAAGGAATCAAGTAGCTCATCGTTCTGCTTGCGTAGCCTGTCCCTTTCATCAAGCAACAAGTTAAATGCAGTGCGACTAACCCACCACATCAATTAAGCTCTTCTGGTGGATCACCATTGGTACGAAGGTTCTTTTCAATACCTGCAGCTAATAGCTCCATCAGTGCTATAGTAGCTAATGGAGATGGTGTGAACTGCAACTCCACGCACTCACCACTCTCATACTTGACCTCTACGCGAGCAGGAATACCCAGTTGTGACAAGCGTGCTGCCACAGCACGGGCACGAGCATGCCAGTTATCAAGTTGATTCGGTGTCATCTCTCTCATCAATAGCGTCCTTTTGTTTGCGGCGCAGTCTCCATCGCCGCCAAAATGGTTCCTGTGATTGCTCGACACGAGCTTCCAACTCGTCCAGTCTCTGAGCCAAGGGCAATAAATTGCGTTCTATGTACAACCCAAGTATCTGCATAACATCGAACCGTGTAGTCAGTTTGCCACCATACTGTGCACGCTCAGCATCATCTTTCTTTTTAACACGCTCAAGCCGCCTTCGCTCTCCACGGCTCATGTTTTCCATGAACTGTTCTTGAACTTCCTCTTTCTTGTTCAACAACAGCTTCATTTCCTTTTCATTCAACTCCGTCATGCGGCAACCCCTCCTTGACTTGTTCTGCTATTTTTTCGAGTCCGTAGTCTACGTTCTTGCGTATACCCTTTTCCGGCAATTCAAACTCTGGTGTACGGAACTGTGACATCACAGCATAGCGCAGTGCTGCTATGCAATCTGCGCCGTCAGCGGATGAGTCACTTGGGTCCTGTACCTGTGGTTGTCCATCCTTTGGTTTAGGATAACGCCACTGCTGTATCTCATATAACAACCGTGATCCTATCTGCGGTCGCCCATCTGATGCTGCACTCTGCCCCAGTCGCCATGAATTACGGTTATTCAAGTTACGATCCAGCAACAGCGCACCACGGTTGAATAAACGATTCACCAGTGTCACAGATGCCTGACGTGCCTTGTGTTCCGCTCGTACGGGTCGCACCCTGTACGTTGAACCGAGACGTGTGAGTTCTCGGTTCAACTCCACGATGTCCGTAGGGTTGGCAGCATCACCCCAGATGCGTGTTCCATCTGGTGCATTCCAGTCGCTCAGATGCTGGTGCATCCTTGTTGCACGTATGGTAAGATCCTCTTTCTGCGAAAAGATCTCACCTACAACATGAGCACGACCAGCACGGTCCAACAGTATATGGACGAAGGCAAATCTCCAATAACCAAAGTCTACGCCGCATACGTGACCCCACTTCTGTTCCTTGGTAGTAACACGCATCTCCGGCGTCCATACTTCGAGATGCTTATTAGGCTTATAGAGTAGTGCTATACCAGACGGTGTAGCGAAGCGACCGTGTAGCCTTGCTTCAGCTTGTGCCGGATCTGCCTCGAACTCCTGCGTTATAGCCTCCACCATGGCATCTGTAATAGATGGATTGTCGGCCACACCCGCATGGGAACAGAAATGATCCTCTGTCATACCCCTCGTATATGGATCATAGATACGATGATACATCCATGTGAGGCCCAGTAGCGGAGTAGCAGTTGTTACGACCTCGCCACCATAGCGCAGCAGTCGCGGCTGTACCTCGTCCCACACGGATTCGGGGTGCTCCTCATCCATCCACACCTTATGAATACGGGCTGACTGGTACTTAGCAGCACCCTGTTCCGCTGATTTACCGACTATACGGCTGATCCTGCCGTTATCAGCACGCACCTGTATCACACGTTTCGTGCTGCGCACCCGTGGTTCCGGTGCATCAACGATGCGATCCGGTGGTATCCACGTCAGTAGCTCCGGCAGCAAGATGTTTTCCCATAGATCCCACGTAAGTGCACTGGCCCACAACAGTACAGGCGGCTCCCAACGCTGGTTAGGATGCCGCCCTAGAGCCGTCAGTGCTATATCAATAGCACCAAGTGTCGTTTTTCCGCTCTGGTTGGCCCAGAACAGCCACCTAAAACGTGAAGAATCCTTCAGTGCTTCCTCTTGCTTGGGATGCAAGGTGCCGGGAATGATAAGGTCCGTCTTACTAGCCTCGTATTCCCATGGTTCATCTGTTGAATCATCCAGCAATATGCGTAAAGGATCTGTTTCAGTGCCACGTAGCACCTTCGCTGCCGCACTTTCTAGTTCCTGCAAGTGCGCCCATCGCTCCAGATCGCCTATACGCAGTATATCGTCCACTAATACCTAGGTGGTTGAGTGGGTTTCGGTGGTGACTGGAGGTTTTTTATGACCTTCGTAGTTAAAACGCGGTCTATGAGGTCGGCTACTATGCGCCACCTAGGACCATTGGCTCCTTTTTCGTGTTTACTATTAGAGTCTGCTTGGTTTTTGAGTTCAGTTAGACGTTTCACGAACTCTTTAGCGTCCATATATGCTCCAGTACCTAGCTTTCATCGGGACATTCCTCATAGAGATACTGATCTCCGTGCCAGCACTCACGACTAAATACGGCACATGAAGAAAATACCAACAAAAAAGTTACAGTTAAAACAATTCTTGCTCTAAGATTCATCAAGTATCGTCATGTGCGTTCGAGCATTGGATTATTATCCATCTCTGCTGCAACTTTGGGGTCGTCTGCGTGAAATGT